CCGGATGGTAGCTGGAACACTTTACGGCAAATGCCGTAATAATACGCGTCAACAAGCCGCGCATAGGCTCCATGCTTGGAGCTGACCGCCTTACGGTAGTCACGCTCACAATTGATCAGCCACTCAGGTAATGACCAATCCCACGCTGAGACGTCTGTAGAACACAGTTCAAACGAGTTTTCACACTTAATGAACCAGGCATACAGCTTCTTCAGACCCTCATCATGCAAACCCATACCAGGTTTAAAGGTTAGGTGTGCATTCAACTTGATCTCGAGCTTGTTCTGTCGCGTAAACAAAACCCTCTCTACCAAGTTGTCGACCAGCGACACTCCCGCGATAATCCTCAAGCGGTTTGTGTCCAACTTCTCACGCTTATGCGGCTCATCCTTAATGAAGGTATAAACCGCGTCGCGGAACCCACTCTGCATGAGTTCACGCGCATCCTTGCCTTGGAAATCGTGCAGCAACATAATTTCCAAACGAGCGATCACCAAGAGAGTCAATCTGCGTTGCTGCTGCATCCAGAATGACTTCTTACCGGCGTAATAATTCAGCGGCACACCAGGTGTTGAGTCTGGCGCACCATTGTTAATGGCTCGGACGATGTCCCGCACCAAAATTGGTGCGTCATCAACGTCAACGCCATCAACAAGCCACTCACGTGAGTCCTTAATTCGCTCTAAGAACTCTTCGCATGTGACCGAGCGGAACTTCTTGCCTCCCGGTACTGCTGCTCGAAATGCGTCGGGTAGTCCATTCGGAACTTTCGTAACGCCTCGAGGTCCTCCTTCTGCTGGGGACTCAGCGGTCTCGGTGGTTGGCAGGGGGCTCAACCCGTTCTTGCTTGAACAGGGAGCCATGGTACGAGAGCGACTTGAGCAGTCCCGACCGTGTCCGGTTGGGCCACTCAAAGTGACTGGTCTCTGGGAAGTATTGGTGGGCGACCGAACTGTTTCGCTCGTTGCTAACAGTGATGGTTCGGTTGCCTTTTCCAATGTACGCGAGCAAGCCGTTGCTTTCTTT